GATACCCAGACGGAGCTTGAAAAATCCACTGACAGTGACACAGCAGAATCTCCGGACACTAGTAAACCAGACTCGTCTGACACAAAGGAGGATACTCCGGAAACTTCTGAGTTTGACTACGAACGTGCTTATAAAAAGGTATCTGAACCTTTCAAAGCCAATGGCGTTGATATGCAGATAAAAGATCCCGAGGATATTATTCGCCTTATGCAAATGGGTGCGAATTATCAAAAAAAGATGGCGCAATTAAAGCCACATTTAAAAATAGTTAAAATGCTCGAGAAAAATGAGCTTTTAAATGAAGCTAAATTGTATAATCTTATTGATATATCCAAAAAAGATCCCAAAGCTATCGCTAAGCTTGTACAAGAAAGTAGTATAGATCCTTTAGATATTGATAAGGACGGATCTAACGATTATCAACCAACTGATTATTCCGTTAGTGATAAAGAATATAATTTAGATACTGTACTTGATGAAATCAAAGATACTCCAACTTTTAATAAAACAATTCGTGTTTTAACAAAAGATTGGGATCAAGGTAGTAAATCTACAATTTCCGATTATCCTGAGATTATTAGTGTTATCAATACTCATATGGGTAATGGAGTCTTTGACAAAATTAATTCGGTATTACAACGGGATAAAGCATTAGGCAAACTAACTGGTATTCATGATGTTGATGCCTATAAGCAAATCATGGATCAGATGTTTGAGCAAGGTATTTTGATTAATGATGCACCAGTTGATTCTGATAAAGACAAGACATCATCCAAGTCAGTATCAAATCCTGCAGATAATGAAGATAATGCTGATCGAAATAAAAAACGAAAAGCAGTAGCACCGGTGAAGCAAACGACATCTACAAAAGGATCTGCTGATACAGATTTTTTAGGATTGTCGGATGAAGAATTTATGAAGAAGTATGCAACCCGGTAATTACCTACTTTTAAGACAATAGGACAAAATTATGGCAAACGAAAATGCATATAATAGTCCTTCTAGTACCGCTAGTGGGACTGCATCAGATATCGGCGCTCAAGCGAGAACCGATTATTATTTTAAGAAAGCCCTGATTTCTGTTCGGGATAAGATGTACTTCACGCCTTTGGCTGATGTACGTGCGATGCCTAAACATATGGGCAAGAAAATCAAGCAAGATGTATATGTACCTATGCTTGATGTATTAAACACTGGTGACCAGGGATTAGATGCCGCAGGTACGGCGTTAACCGCTGGAACGTATTCTGCATGGAATTCCGCTGGTGTTCTTCAAACTTCTACAGCTGCCAACAGAGCTGCAGCGGTAACAGCTGCTGGTGCTGGTGGTGAAATTGGATTGAATGATCAGAATTTGTACGGGTCTTCGAAAGATACCGGTACAATTAAGTCAAAAATCCCAACTCTCCGTGAAAACGGTGGTCGAGTGAATCGTGTTGGATTCACCCGTACACAAGTTGAGGGTGAATTGCTGAAACGTGGATTCTTTACTGAGTATACTCAGGAATCAATGGACTTCGATTCAGATGCTGATTTGTTGTCTCATATTACTGAGGAAGCTCTTGTTGGGGCAAATGAGCTGACTGAAGCAGAGCTTCAGGCAGATCTGATTACTAATGCCACAGCGAATGGAACCGCGTATTTCTGTTCAGGTGCAACAGCTGCTGTTAAAACCAATGGTACGGCAGCGAAGTTAGCTGTTGACGAAGTTGTGAAATATGAGGATCTGATGAATCTTTCAATTGCGTTGGATGATAATAAAACGCCAAAGCAAACGAAGGTTATTGCGGGTTCTCGTATGGTTGATACCAAAACCATTAATGGTGGTCGAGTGATGTACATAGGATCAGAATTGATTCCTGTTGTGCGCAAATTGACTGACATTTCTGGTTCAGGTGTTGGTACTGGTTTTGTGAGCGTTGAAAAATACGCTGATGCCAGTAATATCCTGAATGGTGAAATTGGTTCTGTGGACCAATTCCGAATCGTTGTTGTTCCGGAAATGCAGTTTACGGAAAACGGTGGTGCATCTGCTGCTGATACTGCAGGTACGGGTGATAACGGTGCGGACATCTATCCAATGTTGGTTGTTGGAGATGGTGCTTTCACCACGATTGGTTTCCAAACGGACGGAAAAGGTGTGAAATTTTCCATTAACCATAAGAAGCCTGGGAAAGAAATTGCTTCTTTGGATGATCCATATGGTGAAGTAGGCTTCTACTCCATCAAGTGGTACTATGGATTTATGGCACTTCGTCCAGAGAGACTTGGTATTATTTGGACCTGCATCACAGCAGTATAAATAATACTTCTGTTAGCGTTCCTCCGGGCCCGTAAGGGCTCGGGGGGACACTCTTTTACATTACAATTAGGAGGTCAGTATGGAATCGGCAGTGTCAACTCCCATTAATCAAATGACTGATGAAGAAATTAAACAAGAATTACAAGATTATGGAGTAAAATTTCATCATAAGGCAGGGACGGCAAAATTAACTGATTTGCTTACAGATGTTCGTAAAAATCCTTCAGCCATGACACAAGATATTGATCTTGAGATTGAAGCTACCGATAGACCGTATACAGGCGGGAATCCTAATGCTAGTGAAGCTGCAAAAGCCGCTGCTGCCAAACATTTTACATTAACTCCAGAACAAATGGCTATGAAATTAACCCGGGTAGTCGTTACCCCAAATGATCCGCTTATGGCAAGTTACCCAGGATTAATTTTTACTGTTGGTGTTTCAGGAATTAATAATGGACGCATGATTAAAAAATTCGTCCCATTCAATAATGAGGAAGGTTGGCACGTCCCACGTATTATTTTGAATCAAATTATGGGCGCGGAAATGCAAAAATTTAAAACTGTGACTCGCCCTAATGGTGAAAAAGTTTTGGAACCGTATATCACAAAAAAGTTTAACGTGAGAGAATTGCCTCCTCTTACCCCAAAGGAGTTGGAGCGATTAGCCGCAGCTCAAGCCGCTAATCCTGCATTCCATACAGGAGATAACTAATGGCTGATCTTACCATTGCTGATTTAACTGCAAATGTAGCGAC